CTTTGTGATCGCCCGACGCCTCGCCAGCATCGAAGCCAGCGTTGTAGGCGTCGATCTCGGCCTGCGTCATCTGCGGGGGCAGGATCGGCTCCGAGTTATATGAGCCGCCGACAAAATAGTGCGGGTTGCGCGGGCGGCGATACCAGCTGTCGGCACCGCCACGGTCGTAGGGGCCGCCGTGGCGTTCGTCATAGGTCTTGGTCTTGGGCATCTCAGTCTCCTGTTGGTTGGGTGCAAAAAAATGGTCGGCTACGCCCACGCGATAGAGCGGGCGAGCCAACCGGGAACATGGATGGTCTCAACGAAACCATCCTCGTTATCGACCCAAGTCACCTGCGACTTGGGGAGCCATTTGAGGCGCGACCCGTCACGGGCGCGACGCGCATGGATTTCGACCAGCAGAGCCTTCTCGGTCTCACGAACGATGTGCTCCTTGGTCGCCCAGGTGTTGATCAGGTTCTGCATTTCAGTCTCCGTTGGTTTGCGTGTCAGTGGATCGATAGGATAATATGTATGCCTATTACGAATGCGATACAAGTGGTTTATCCACAAAATCGTCCCTGTGGATAATTTTAATGTTCTAGCATTTCCGCCATGTTCAGGCCGGGAGAATGCGATTTATCTGTCGTCCGCCATTCGTCCGCCCATGCTGGACGGCGGCAACCTGTTGGAAACATTGTTAAAAATAATGCTTGCACCAGCCGGTGGAATGCTTATATTCACACTGTTAAGACACCAACCAACCAGGAGATTTTCCAATGTCTACGTCTACCGTCAACATCGTCACGGTCAGCCTCAGAGAGGCTGGCCCGCTTGTGATCCACTGCGCCAAGCGCAAAAAGCCCGTCATGCTTTGGGGCGGCACGGGCGTCGGTAAAAGCGACCTCGTGGAGCAGCTTGCTGCCGCGCTCGGTCTGCCCCTGCACACGTTCATTGCGTCCCTCAAGACCCCAGTCGATCTGTCAGGCATTCCAGTGCCGGACATGGCCACCGGCACCACGACGTGGCTGCGGTCAGAGGACATCCCGTCCTTTGCCTGCGTCCTGTTCCTCGATGAGATCAACGCCTGCCCGCCTTCGATGCAGGCCGCGTTGTTCCAGCTCGCACTCAAGCGCCGCGTCGGGCAGCACCAGCTGCACCCCGACACCATCATCGTCGCCGCTGGCAATCGTCTGACGGATCGCGCCGCTGCGCAGCGCATGCCGACGGCGCTCGCCAACCGGTTCCAGCATTTCAACGTGGAGCCCAACGTCGAAGATTGGTGCGACTATCAGGCCAGCATCGGTGGCAACGAAATCTACAGCGCGTTCTTGCGTGCTCGCCCCGAGCTGATCTACCTCGCGCCCGGGCAGGAGTCGGAGCGGATCAAGGTCCCGGCTGACGCCGTCGCCTTCCCGACGCCGCGATCGCACACCACGGCAGCCGAGTGCGTTGACGTTGCCGACGCTACGACGCGCTTCCACTTGGTCGCGTCAGCTGTCGGTGAAGGCATCGCGCACGAGCTGAACGGGTTCCTGCCGACCATCACCCAGCTGCCGACCTTCGGCGAGGTTGTCGCCAACCCGAAGAGTGCCCGCGTGCCGACCGACCCGTCGCTCTGCTACGCGGTCGTGTCGATGCTGGCGGTGCAAGCGACCCGCGAGACCATCGACGCCGTGTTCGCCTACGCGGCACGTGTCGGCGGCGAGTACGAAATGGTGATGGCCGCCGAGATCAGCAGGCGCAAGCCGGAGCTGACTGAGACCAGCGCCTACACCACCCACTCAATCGCTCACCAGAACGAGGTGCTCTAATGGCTCGCAACATCAAGTCGGCGGAGGCCCGCGTCGCGCGGGCCAAAACCATCCTGCTGATCGGCCAGCCGTTCTACGGCTCGCTGATCTGCAATTTGCACATCGAGGAGAACAACGAAATCTCCCCGACCATGGCGACCGACGGCACGCACATTTTTTGGAACCGTGCTTTCGTTGACAAATGCACCGACGCCAATCTGGTGTTCGTGCTCGCGCACGAAACTGCGCACTGCGCCAACCTGCACCACGTCCGCCGCAACGGGCGTGATCCTGAAGGCTGGAACATCGCCGCCGATTACGCCATCAACATCGACTTGGTCGATGGCAGGGTCGGGGTCGCGCCGTCATGCGCGCTGCTCGAGCGGGCCTACAAGGGTTGGTCCTCCGAGCGCATCTACGCCAAGCTGAAAAAGCAGCAGCAGGATCAGCCGAAGCCGAAGCCCCAGCCGGGCAAGGGCCAAGGCCAGGACGGCCAGCAGCAGGGCCCGGGCCAGCCCGGCCAAGGCCAAGGCGAGGCCAAGGACGGCAACGAAGGCCAGGGCGCTGGTGATAAGCCGGGCGATGGCCAATCGGCCCCCGGGCAGGGCTCTGGTGGCGGCAAGCCCCAGGCCCAGGACCCGGGCGGCTGCGGTGGCATCCTCGACGGCGGCAAGACGCCGGATGACCTGCGCAAGCAGGAGCGTGAGTGGCAGCGCAACGTCCGGCAGGCCATCGGCTCCGCCATGAAGAGCGGCGGCGTCGGCGCCATCCCCGGCAGCATGCGTGAGACCCTGAAGCGGCTCAGCAGCGGCGGCGAAGATTGGAAGCATGCGCTGCGCAATTTCGTCGATCCGTCGTCGCGCCAGGATTACTCGTGGGCCCGGCCCGACCGGCGCTTTGCCGGGATGCCCTTCATTCTGCCGGGCACGCAGTCGAACGGCGTCAATCACGTCGTCGTCGCGGTTGACACGTCGGGCTCCATCAACACCGAAAAGTGTCAGGCGTTCTTGCGCGAGTGTCAGGCGCTGCTCGATCAGGAGTTTATGGACAAGCTCACCGTGATCCAGTGCGACGAGCAGATTCAGGGCATCGCCGAGTACACGCCCGGCGACATCCTGCCGCTCGACGTGTCTGGCCGTGGCGGCACATCGGTCTTGCCGGTGTGGCGTTGGGTGGAGCAAGCGTCTGAGGACATCTCGGCGCTGGTCTATTTCACGGACCTGGACGTGGGTGGCTTCGGCGAGGAGCCGCGCTGCCCGCTGCTGTGGGCTTGTCAGGATGAAGATATCCGGCGGCAGCCGCCGTTCGGTGACCTCGTTGTGATTGGGAGCTGATCATGGATTACGAAGAAATCAAACGCACCCTCGACCGGCTCGAGACCGTGGTGAAGGTGAAGCGTGCGGCGCGAGAGCCGCACGCCAACAAGCTCACCACGATCTACAAGACCGGCAAGTGGACCTACACTTGCGAGGCGATGACCAAGAACAAGCTGGGCCAGACCGTGACGTTCTGCGTGGCGAACTATGTCAACGTCGCTGGCTACATTTTGACCTGGGTCGCAACCTACGCCAAGAACGGCACCAAGCGGGTCAAGCAGCTGACCGCATTCAAGTCGCGGTCGGCGGCGGTGGCGTGCGCGCTGCGCCGCGCCGAGAAGCTCGAGGCCAAGCTCGGACGCGCCGGGCGGAAACTGCGGAAGGACCAAATATGTCAGAGATCATGACCCATGAGGCGCGCTGCAAAATCATCAGCGTGCTGTCGCCCAAAGAGCGCGAGATGCTCGACACGCTCCTCAATGGCGACATTGTGCCGACCAGCCGCGCCACGCGGGTGCGGGCGTGCCGCATCCGCTACGCGCTCAATCTTTACAGCCCTTCCACGATCCTGATTTGCGCACGGGGTCGCGGTTACACCATGCGCAAACTTGAAGCCTAGACGACCAACCAACAGGAGACTGACATGCTTAGACTCACAACCCTACTGATCGCGCTGACGATGACGACCTCGGCCTTTGCCTACGAGTCCTATCAGCAACTCTGGCAGCGGCAGCTGAACCAGGACCGGCAACAATTCCAGCAGCAGCAGCTGTGGCAGCAGCAACAGCAGATGCAGTACGACATGGACCGGTTTCAGGATCAGCAGCGGCTCGATCGGCTCGACTCCGAGATCGAGACCGACCGGCTGATCGACAGCCTCGGCGACGACTAGGAGGACCGGCCAATGACCATCTCAACCATTCTGTTGCTCGGCTCGTTGTTCGGATTCCTGGCCGGTTGCGGCTGTCTCATCGCTGCCAACAGGAGGCTGGGCAATCTGGCCAACAGCGACCAGGAGCGTCAGGTCAACATCACGGCCTTCCGCAAATCGCTGGACATCTACGAGGAGCTGGCCCGCGACCTCGAGGCGGCGCGGGTTCAGGCCGACGAACTTGAACGCTTGAATTTGCAGCATCGGATCAATACGCTGCCATAAGCCCGTTCAGCGGAAGCCTGCGTTGGACGGTACCTCGGCCCCGGGCCTCTCGCCCGGGGTTTTTATTGCTCGTCGGTCTCGGCTGGTCCGCCCTGCATCAGGCGCGCAACGAACGGCGTGGCCAGCATCATCGACAGCAGGTTCGCATCACCCTTGCGCAGCCGGGTCTCCATCTCCTTGACGGAGATGCCGAGCTTCTTCGCCTTCTTGGCGATCAGATCATCGAAAATGTCGTAGTAGGATTTGCTCTCGCCACCGAGCGCAGCTGCGTCGTATTGCTGGCCGTTCAGCTCGCCAAACTTTTTGACGTGCTCGCGGACGCCCGCCCAGACATCGGCGCTGTACTTGTCCACATCCTCGCCGTTGCGCTTGGCGGCGGTCTCGATCTGCTCCAGCAGATGCGGCATCAGGTCGTCGTCGATGGCACCCTCCTGCGATCCTGAGAAGATGTTGTTGTCGATGTCCTCTGACAGTCTAGCCCACCAGCGGTCCATCACGGCGGTCTTTTCGCCGGACATGGCGGCGGCCTTGCCGCGCACCACCTGGCCGCGCAGCGCCTCGAGGTCGCCACGGTTCGACGCCTCCAGATTATGCGAGCGCCCGCCACCCAAATAATCCTGCCGGGGATCTGCCTCGAGCCCCATCCGCTTGCCGGTGTCAGGGCTGCGCCACTCCGGCTGAATCATCGGCTCGCCTTTGATGTGGCGGCGCTGGTACTCGCTCATCTGCTGCACGTTCTGCGTCGGCGTGGTGTTGGATGACGTGGTCGCAGTGAAGCCGATGGTCTGGGGTCCTTTGTCTTTGCCGTAGACCCGCTCCATCGAGGAGCCTTTGAACGGCCACCAGCTCTTGGTCGGCTGCTCGGCCATGTAGGCGCGGCCCTTCGCCGCGAACTGATCCATCAGGCTGTGGAATTTCTCCGACTTGATGTGCTCGAGGTAGTTGCCGATGGTGAAGATCGAATCCTTCTCGACATCGAAGCCCGCCTTCTGCCCGGTCTTTTCGCCAAACTTGACGGCAGAGCGCAGCTGATCGGGCTCGAAGCGTTTCGACACGTCGAGATAGACCGTGTTGCTCGGCTGCTCGCGCCATGCCCCGAAATAGTTGTCGAGACTCTTCAGCGCGCCCTTGTTCTTCTTGGCGTGGGCAATGACGTGCATGCGCTCGAGCCTGCCCGGCACCACGAGATTGCGCGGATCGTCGTTGCGATACTTGCCCACCATCAGGCCGGTCGTCGGCTCATGGCCGCTCGCAAGGTTGACGGTGTAGCCGCTCTTCTTGCCGTGGGTCTTTTCGATGATGCGGCTCGGCTCGGTGGTAAAATATCCGCTGAGGTTCTGCTTCAGCTCGTCGGCAGGCGCCGGTCCCTCGCCGCGCGCCCAGCGCGGCAGCAGCCCAACTTTCTGGTCGGCAAAGACAGTCTCGCCTTCCTTGGCGGTGCGATTGGCGGCGCCATGCGGACCAAAGTTGAGCCACGAGTTTTGCCCGCGTGTCTCGGTCGCCAGCGCGGCTCGAGCCTTCGGCGAGAACATCGCGGCGTGCGACAGGTAGGCATTCTCTTCGCCGGTGGCGCGGAAGCCGACGCCTTCTTTGACGTGCCCGAAATAGTCGTGAACGATGCGGAACAGGTCATTGTAGCGCACGCGCTTGCCGTCGATGGTGACGCCGGTCTTGCCCAGCAGCGGATTGTCGCTGGCGTCGAACGCCGCGTCGGAGCCGAAGCCGCTCTCGGTCGGATAGACCCACAAATGATTGTTTTTCTTGATGTCCTCGACGGCGAGGCGCGGGGAGGCGGCGTAGGGATTCTCCATGTCGGGCTTGATGAACTCGATTTTCAGCCCGGTCTTTTCGATGGCCTTGAACTGCGGCACCAGCTCCCGCTTCAGCGCATTGTAGGACTGCTTCACGTCAGGGTGGATCGGCTGATGCACCATCTTGCCGTAGGCGTCGGCGACCTGTCCGGCAAAGTGCGGATCGACCTGCTTGTATTCGGTCGGCGGCTCGTAGGGCAGCTTGGTGCCCTGCATGTACTCTTCGGCAGCTGCGCGCGCTGGCGGATGCGGCCCAACCTCGACGCTGCCGTGGCCTGGGATCTCGGCGCTGCGCGGTAGACCCTCAAGCGCCTCGCCAATTCTGCGGGCGGCGACTTCGCCCTCGCGCACTGCCAGCTTGGCTCCGCGAGCGCCGGGGATCGGCGCCATCGTCGCCGCGTTGAATGCCGTCAGCCAGGGATGCGTGATAGGCTGGCCGCGTGCGGCCTCGGTCCCGGCATCATGCAGCTGCGCGACCTGCTCCGCGACATCTCGGGTCATGCTCAGAGGATTGGTGCCGGGGATCAGCGGCTCGGCGAACAGCGGCGGCGGCAGCGTGTCAACAAAGCCTGAGACTTTGTCCTGCCAGTCGGTCACCGGCGGCTGCCACTTGTCCTCCATCAGGAATTGGCGCTCGGGCTCGGCACCCGGCGGTCGCGGCCCACGGCCCATCAGCGGCACGGCAGGCAGCATGCCGACGTTGAGCTGGTCGGCAGCGCCCTGGTCTAGCGCACCCTGATCGAGCGCGCCGGGCGGGATGAAAGTGGCGTTGTCCTCGGCCCAGTGACCCGCCTTCGCCGCATCGTTGCCGATGGCGTACTGGCTCTGATCGGAGAAGGTCGGGTGATTTGGCTTTTTGTATTGATCGGGAAAATGCCCGGTCTCCGGGTCCGGCGTGAAGCCCGACTTGAACGCGCCGCGCAGATCGTAGTCCTCGCCGCTGTCGTTCGGCGCAACTTGCGCCTTCCATTGCTGGAACGCCGCCTCCTCGTCTGGATCGAGCTTGGTGTCGTAGTCCGACGGCACCGCTGGCATCATGCCGACATTGATCCGAGCCAGAGCTGCACGGCGCAGATAGTCCTGGTCGATCAGCGGCATGTCACCTCGCCGGATTGCACGGCGCGGGAGCGCCGGGGATGCAGTAATGCGCCCCGCTGCACGTTTGCGAACCCTTCAGCTCCTCGATCTTCTGGCAGTAGCTCGACACGACCTGACCCGACCGCTGACACGCATCCTCGGTCTGGAAGCCGTCGATGCGAAACGGCGGCAGCCAGCCGATGAAGGCGACCATGATCCAGGTTTCGCACATCAGCCGAGATTGATCCCAGCCAGCGGCAGCACCATCCGCAACACCACGACCACAGCCACCACGAAGATGATGACCTGCGCGATCTTGGTGATCAGCGGGTCCGGCGAGAATCGTTGGATGACCCACCACGCGCAAATCAGCACTGCGATGATGATAATCAGATTGACCAATCCGCCCATGTCACTCCTCCTCGGGGTGGTCGCTCACAGCAGTTGACGTTGCCACCAACAGCGCCGACTGAAATTTCTCCGCATAGCCCGCGATCGTCTCGGCGCGATCGGTGCCGTTGACGATGCGCCGCGCCTCGACAAAATCGCACTCGTTGCCGTGGATGTAATCGGCGAGCTTCTTGCCGGTGAACCAACCCTCGTGCATGCCGCGCATGATCACCCGCACCGCCTTCTGCATCTCGAGCGCAAGCTCCGGCTGCCAGTAGAGATCGGCGTGAATCTCCTCGCCTGCTTTCTGGTAATTGCTCGCCCACGTGAGTTGCACAAGCCCTCTGCCGTAATAGCACTCGCCGGTCACCGGATCTGGATCGCCATAGTCGTAGCCCGCGCCTTTGCCGTACTCCTCGATCGGCTGCATGGTGTAGGCCGTCTCGTGATAGTCGGTCGCCAGCATGTAGGCGAGCCAGCGCAGATCGACCTCTTTGACGAGGCTGATCCGCTCCCAAGCGTCAAGCATGGCGTTCATGCCATCGACCTGACCTTGGCTCAGACTGTCGCTGAACAGCGTGACGCGGACCTCATCGAAAAACAATTTGCGCTCGAAGATGTCCTCGCGCTTTTCGGCGATAGCCTCGCGGCTCTTCTGCATCGAGCCTATCGCCACCCGTCCCATTTTTTCGGTCATGCTTCCACCGATGCGTTGTTAGTGATGACAACCATGCCTGGACCGGCAGTTCCCGCGTCGCCGTTGCCGCCTGCGAGACCACCGCCACCACCGCCGCCGCCGCCGCCGCCGCCGTAGAGTCCACCATTGCCGCCCTTGCGTCCAACTTGGCCTACCTGTCTTGGTCGCTTGTCCAGATGCTTGCCACCATCGCCGCCATCGCCGCCCGAGCCGCCGCCGCCGCTGCCATGGCTCTGGTCCCATGCTCTGCCTATGCCGCCAGGGGTGCTGCCGGGTGCTGGTCCGTTGCCGCCGTTCGGTGCGCCACCATCGCCGCCGCCGCCATGCGAACCGCCTGCGCCGAGACTGGTGGCTACGCTTGTGCCGTTGACGCCGTTGAAGCCGTTCGCCCCGAAAATATTCTGACCGCCAGCACCGCCACCACCGGACCCACCGCCGCCGCCGCCGCCATAAACGTCTGTGGAGTAATAGCCGCCCTGGTATTCAGAATGAAAAGTGTTGATGACCGCTCCCTGGCCGCCAAGGCTGGCGAGACCGCCGCTGCCGCCGGACCACGCAACCTCGCCAATACACAACACGCCCTGCCCGCCGGTTGATCCGCTCGCACCCTTGGCAAGGACAACGGTTGCATCCTTGAACCATGCGTCGCCGCCGCCGACGCTGAGCGGGGCATTGGGTGTGTCGAGCGGATCGATTTGGATATTGCTTTTTTTGGCATAGGCACCACCGCCGCCGCCACGCCCGCCAGCGCCGCCATCGTAGGTGCCGCCGTTGCCGCCATTGCCGCCTGACGCCCCGCCACCAATGCACTCAACGATGTTGTCGTCGTTATTCCAGTCATCGATGACCTTCCAGCTTGTCACCGCCGGGTCGGTGATAAAAATTACCGTGCGCTTTTTATAGCCGCTGCCCTGACCGATGGTGAGGATGTGCGGATTGAAACCCGGCAGCATCGACGCGGCGAACAGCCGTGCGATGCCCCAATCGGGAACGTGACGCATCTCCTTCGGAGCCCACGAGCGCAGCTCCTCGATCGAGATCAGCCGCCGCTCCTGCGTGTTCAGCCGCAGATAGTCTCGCGGCATGATGAGCCGGTCGGTCCAGCCGTCCCATTGCAGCTGCACGATGATGGGCGTGATCATTGGCTACGCCGGGTTGTTGAGGATGCCGGTGCAGAGAACGAAGGTCGGATCGGACGGCACGCAGCTGTAAGTGATATAGGCCGTGCTGCCGTTTTGAACCGTCACCGGGAATGCAGTCGCTATGCCGAGCCACTTGGAGTCCTTTTGCAGTCTCCAATTGCCGCCGCTTGCCTTGACTTCGATGAGGCCAGATTGCCCAGGCTTGCCGCCGGTCACGTTGCCTAGCTTGTGATCGTGCGCCAGCAGCGTCACCGTGAAATTCAGTCCGCTGCTGAGATCGATGGCGATCACCGGCGCATCGGTGAGAGTGACCGGCGCTGGCACGCCCCAGAAGCCGTCGGTGTCGATCAGCTTGTTCGGCGTGTTCGCCCTGATCTCCGCCACGGTGGCGATTTGTGAACTGGCAACGACGCCAGCACCGCCGCAGGCCTTGATGATCCACTCGTCATCGGTCTTGTGATAGACGACCGTGTACATCTGGCCGATGATGATCTCGCCGCCAGCCAGATTGACGGCATGCACGATGCGCAGCGGCTTCGGCACCATGCCGTCAACGCCGAAGGTCGCTGTTCCAACATTGGTCGCACCGGCGATCCACGACAGCTCCCAGCCATTGGTGAGGACCGGAGGATTGATTGAGCCGTTGCTGGTCGCAATGACATACGAAGAGCCGTCGGCGGCGCCGGTTGTTACCTGCACGCGATCGGCATCGCGCACACCGGCCACGTCGGCGATGTACTTGGCGATTTCGGCCATCATGCCGCGCGCGGAATTGTTTACGCTCTCTGGGGTCTGGCCCTCATGCCAATCGATCTGATCCGACACGTTGCCGTTCGATCCTGGGATTTGCAGCCAAGTGAGAATCCCGTTGCTCATCGTTGTGGCCCCTGGTTCTGCTGTTGCATCTGCGCCAACATCATCGCGCGCAGCCATAGTTCGTCTTTCGACATCGATAGCCGCTGCTTTGGCATGTCCTTGGCGAGCGCCGAGCGCCTGCGCAGTTGCTGGTCCAGCTTGTCGGCAGCGCGCATTGTCAGCCGGTTGCTGCGGAGTTTGGCGGCGGCGCCTGTCACCGGGATTGAGGCACCGAGCAGTGCCAAAGATGGCTCGCCCGTGTAGAGCGCCGGGCCGATGCCCAAGAATGATGCGCCGAGACCGCCGCCACCCCCGGCCATGTTGCCGTAGTTGCGCAGCATGTTCTCGCGGCTGAATTGCGATGGGCCGCCGGTAGCGATGTCCTCGACGCCTTGCAGCTCGTCCGGCAGCAGGCCGAGCGATGGATGTTTGGTCTCGGCCTCGGCGAGACCGGCCATGCGGCTGCGCACGGTATTGCCGACGTTCATGCCGCTGTTCACTGAGGTGGCGCGCACCCTGCCGAAGCGCGTCAGGTTGGAAAATCCCTTGGACCGCTGATAAGACGCATAGTCGGCGTTCGCCTTGTCGAGCAGCCGCTTGGCGTCATCGAGCTGGTCGATGCTGCCCTTCGCCAGTTGCCGCTTGTTGAGATTCTTGAACCAGTTATCAAGCTCCTTGATCGCCACCGCACCGGCGGCGCGCTCTGGCCCGGTGCCCTTGAACGCCTGATTGCCGAGCGCCGTACGCGCGGCCTTCCACTGCCCAGTCGTCATCGGCTCGTCGGCTTGTTTGAGAAAATGCCGCACCGCTGCATGCACCGCTGGCGCCGAGTCGGTCGCGTCGAAAAATCCTTTCGACTTGAGCGTGTTCTCAAGGTTCATGCCGAAAATGTTGGTGGTGCCTTTCTTGACCGTGACCGGGTTTTGCAGGAACTCGTCGTAGTGCTTGCCGGATTCCGTCTTGAGCTGCTCGCGGGTCGGTGCGACGCGCAGCGGCTCGAGCCCGGCGCGGGCCCGCTGACCCTGCATGATGCCTTCCTCGAGGCCGCCACCGAGCGCGCCGGTGCCGAGCGCCGTGACCGTGCGCGCAGTGCCTTCCCACTCCGGCGCGACCTCTTTGGCGGCGGCGCCAGCGGCTTCCGTCGCCGCTGCCGGACCGAGCACCCGCGTGGCAAGTTTCAGCGGGATCGATGCCTCGCCGCCGATGAGGTTCGGCGCGAACGAGCCAGCCGTCTTGGCAACATCGCCAGTCCAATATTGCGGGTCGTGGGTGTACTGCCCGCCGGTCAACTCCGTGTACTTGTCTTGCAGATACTGCCCGGTCGGCAACGGCTTGCCCGCTCCAAACATCGTCATGCCGGGCGTCAGCGCCGGGATCTTGGCCGGATCGAAACCGGTCCAGTCCTTGACCTTGCCGCGCACTGTCTGCTGCACGTCGCCGATGATCCCCGGCAATCGGGTGATGCCTTCTTGTAGACCCGACAACGCCGACAGCGCGGCGTCTTGGCCTCGGCCCATGGTCGGCACGGGCCCGCCACTGGCCCTTGCTCCAGCGCGCTGCCGCGCCGCTGCAATCTCCTCGTCCATGTTGAAATCCGGCGCAGCGACATCGGTGCTCGGCGCGCCACCTTTCTTGGCTGCCGCCCGCTTGCGCGCCGCCTCGATCTCGGCGGCCATGTCGAAATCATCAGCCATCACTGTTCCTCAGTGCGAGTCGATCCATCGCTGCTGCACCGCTGGCGGCAACTCGGCCCACACCTCTGCGCCTTCGGTCCATTCTTTCGGCTGCTTAAATCCAGGCGGCGGAGCCTGCTTCTGTAATTCAAAGCCTGCGTTGCGGATGCGCGCCTTGGTGTTGTCGTCGAAACCCTGATTTTCGAGCCAAGTGCCGTCGCCAAATTGCTGATCGAGCTGATCGAGCGCGGCATAGTTCGACCAAACGTCCTTGTGCGGATCAGATGTCATCTGCATGTAGAAATTCAGCTCGGTGTTGCTGTCCATCGACTTGGCACCCATGCCGGTGATCTGCCGGATGTGATTGATCAGCAGCGGGCGCTTGTTGAGGATGCGCTGCCGGACGGAAGCCGCTGGGTCTCCGGTTGCTTGACCGACAGACTGTCCGACACCGCTCGATCGAGCCGCCGCGCCGACGTTCTCGGCAGGCGTTCGGTCGGGGTTGGGGATCGCCCCCATCTTGTCCAGCTCCTGGTAACTTTTGCCCATATCGCCCAAGGTTCTCGTCATATCGCTCTTGGCCTTGATCGCCTTGTCCTCAGGGCTGCCCTCGAGCGGCACGCTCATCGGACGCTGCGCGCCGCCACCACCGGGCACCGGTTCCATCTTCACCTGCGGCGGACCTGTCGGATTGCCCTGCTCGTCCCTTGGCGTTTCGTAGACCCACGAGCGATTCTCTGGCGGCTTGCCATAGTTGCCGCCCTCGGGCCCGATGTTGATGTTCTGCGCTCCGGCTTTTTTGATCGAGGTCACATAGTCCATGAAGCCGCCCTTGAAACCTTGGGCTACCGCTCGATTGTATTCCTGCTCATCGTCGGTAAGGTCCGGCTTGTTGAGTTTCTCACGCTCGAGCTGCATCGACTCCTCGTGCTCGCGGGCGCGCTCCGCCAGCGCGGCCTTCTGGTATTCCTCCTGCTTGCGCTGCTCCTTGCTCCGTTGCAGCGATGCGCCAGCCAGCCCGAGACCTTTGCCGATACCGGCGCCCCAGCCCTCGGTCGCACCTGCGGCAATGCCGCCGCCGAGCTGCATCAGCGCCGGACCCCAGTCGTTGCCGCCCTTGCCGCCACCGAAGAGCCTGCTGAAGAAATTCGGATTCGATCCATCGTCAGCTGGCGCACCGCCACCAGCACCAACGCCGAGCGTGTCCATGCTGCCGCCACCGAGCGTGTCCGCGCCGGAGCTGCCGAGCAAGCCTGGAGCATCCATCTCCGTGTAGCCGCCACCACCGCCACGAATGTTGTGCGGTGCCTGCAATGCCTGCGCCGTCAAGTCGCCAGTTGGCGTGTCACCAAGCGGCGGGAACGGCAGCGGCGCGAGACCTTTTTCCATGTCGCTCGGATAGGCAGGCGGCGCGGCGAGATCGAACGTGTCGTTGCCAGCACCGCCGAGCAGACCCTGACCTCCACCTTGACCGAGCAGCGCGCCGAGATTGCCGCCGAGCAGTCCTGCATTCGCCTCGATGCGCTTGCCAGGGAAGGGCGAGCCAGGTGTCGGCGGTGGAGGTGGGATGTTCATTTGCGGCTGCTGCTGCTGATCCCGCTGCTGCCACGCCCGCTTCCACTCTTCGGCCCAGCCGGGATCGAGCGGCGTGGTGTCAGGTTCGGAATACCCCATGCCGCCACCGGGAATCGGAATACTGTCATCCCAGCCGCGTTTCGGATTGCGATCCGGCAGCGGCGGCGTCATCGGCGTCAGCGGTGTCAGCGGGCCCTGCTGCTGATCTTGCTCGTCTTGAAGCCTCTGCCATTCCTCTGGATGCTCGCGTTTGTACTTCTCCATGAAGGCGGGCATTTCATCTAGCCAATTGACCATCGCTCGCCCTCCTAGAAGTTGCTGCCGAAACCGACATTCATGCCGTAGGGATGTAACTGGAACGGAGAGCTGGTGATAGGATTGAGCACTGGTCTCGGCATACTGGTGAGTCCCATAATTGCAGACTGCGTTGGAGCCTGTGGTCGAGGCTGACCAATCCCGCCCCTCCGTGTCAGAATTGCCTCGGCAGCCAGTTTATTTGCGGTGTGCTGCGCCTCCATTAGCGCAAGGGCGTGGTTCTCCATCGTCGCGCTCGTTCCAAACGAGCCGTCCGCAGGCCTGTTTGAATTTTTCCACACTCCTTCAGAGATTGGTCCTCCACCGATGCCGCCTGTCATGGGGTCGGCTCCATAGAAGGATGTCGCTGGGTTCGGAATGCCAGTGCCGAAGGTAGTTGCTTGGTTCACTCCTCCTCCCAGTCCAATACCACCCATACTAGCGCCAACCGGACTGAGAGGGCTCACCTGAGGAGACGACATCCACGGTGCCATACCAGGCGGCATCACCCCGCCAGATGCAGATGATGGCGCACCGAGCGTCGGCGCACCGAGCGTCGGCGCACCGAGTGTCGGCGCACCGGCAGTCGGATCAAACCTCGATGAACCAAGCGGATTCTGATCAGGCAACCCGCCATAGAGCCGCTCTGGACCCATCGGGTTTGGTGTCGGCAGCGGCGGCGCCGTTGGGCTGACCATCGGGCCAACCGACGGCGCACCGGCGAAGGTCGGCGTGCCAGCGATCGATGGCATGCCAAACATCTGCGGCGGCTCGCCCATCGGCGTCATGCCCGTCGATGCTGTCGGCCAGCCGCCGATGCCGGTCGTCATGTCAGTGGGGAAGCCTTGCTGCCCCGCCACGTTGATGCCTGGCGCGCTCGACGGCATGCTCGGCGCACCAAGCGGCGGCGCGGTCGCGGGGTCGAACGGCGACATCGGCGGCTGATTGATCGAGGACTGCTTCTGCAACGACGACGGCAGATAGGTGTTCGGGTCGGTCGATGACGGCACGGTGCCGGGAGGACCGCCCAGCTGCGCCGTGCTCGGATATGGTCCCGGCTGGTATGGCGTGCTGACGCCGTTGAACGACGCCTGCGGCAATCCCGGCGGCATCTCGTTCGGCATTTCGCGCGACGGCAGGTTCGGGATCGTCGGTGGCGGGCTCGATGGCGCGCCCATTGTTAACGGCGGCTCGAGCGGCGCGGCCATCATCGAAGGGGCTGGCGGTGCGCCGAGCGTCGGCGCAGCAGCAGGCGGTGTCAAGGTCGGCGGCGGTGTCGCGGTCGGCGCGTCGCTGCGCGACTGCAATGGTCTATATTCACCAGAACTGCTGAGCCATGAAGCTGGGGTGACGCCAGCATCAGGATTCAGCTCGACGTTGGCGAAGGGATTTTCTCCAGCGCCCGGCACAAACCTATCCATCGCCTTCAAGGTTTTGTTGACGTAATTGTCGGCTCCGGTTTTTTGATTGTAGCCATCGGCACGCTCGTAACTCGCTGCGCCAATAGCGGCCTCTTGTGGCGTTGTCGCTGCGTTCAGCCTTTTCAATGCCGCGCTTTCTGGCCCCTGCAACTCAGCAACAACTTTGTTGAGCTGCGTCTGATAATCGGTCGAAATACCTTTTCCGCCGCGCGCTTTGCCCCATTGAGCAATGCCCCAATGACCGCCGCCGATGTTGTTTGATGCGGTAGGTCCAGCCGGGGCTTCGACACCAGCAAAGCGAGCCATGAGGCCCTTTGCACCGAGATCGGAAACGCCACCGGCTCTCAGCGTGTCGTAGCCCTGCTGCACGCGCTCCGGTGTCCACCACGAGCCGACAGTGCCGCCTGGATCGAAAGCAAGACCCTGTCCACCAATTTGAGGCGCTTGCTGAAATCCCGCCATACCTTGCGCCATATCGTCAGGCGCAATCGGCTGGGGCTGTTCCATGCCAAAGGGGCGATCTGCGGGCGGCTGCACGCCGGGCAAAAGCACCTTGTCGAAATCAGCTCCGACTGAAGCCGCCAACGCACGCAGCTCGTCAGCGTTTTGCGGTAGCGGCGACGGCGCGCCGCCTGCCATCTGCGGCGGCGTCGGTGCAGTCGGTTGCTGGATGTCAGCAGCGGCTTGTGCGGCAGCGTTGGTCCCGGCTGTTACCGGCGGGATCGCTTCTGCCCCGAGCGTCTGCGGTGCGAGTTTCCGCTGCGCGTAGTCAGTAAACGAGATGCCCGCCTTCTTGGCTTCGGCCTTCCATTTGTTGATGTTCTCTTCGTTAAGCACCGCGCCCTTCGGCGCTGTTTTCTTGTCGAAATTCTGCACCCAATGGAACTGCGAGAATTTCTCGGCATCGGCAGCATTCATACCCCTGCCGATGAGGAAATATTTAACGACTGATGCCGGATATCCCATCCTAGAAGCTCGCACCAAGACCAAGCAGGCCGACGCCTGCGCCAATGCCTGTCATCCACGGATTCGAATATTGCTGCTGCATGCCGGTGCCCATCGACGTGCCGGTGCCGCCCATCGCCCCCATGCCAGAGAACATCGCTGTAGTGCGCGCCAGCACATCAAGCGGGATGTTGCGCCGCCTGGCCTCGGCCTCGAGCATCATGTTCTGCGGCACGTTGAGATTCTGGATCTGCTGCGGCGCCGCCATCTGCGCCTGTAGCCTCGCCTGCTGACTCTGATCAAGCGCCTGCGCGCCCTGGGTCGCACCCTGCATCGCCGCCTGACCGGCATTCTGCTGCGCCTGCACATTGGCATTGTACTGACCGAGCAGCATCGGCAACGCCGCCGATGTCATGCCGCGCGCCATCGCATCACCCATCGCGCCGGAGAAGCCGCGTCCGGCAGACTGGAACTTGTCGGCAATGCCTGAATATTGCTGCTGCCGCGCCTGCTCGATCGCTGGCTGCAAATAGGGGTTCGTCATCGGGTCGAGATAGCCCTGCTGCATGTACGGCGAGAGCATCTGCCGGTTGGCGTCCATCGCATCGCGGATGTCCTGGTTGCGCTCGCCCATGCCGCCGCCAGCATAAAGCTGTGAGACCAAATCCTGCTGCGCTGGCATGTAGCCTTCGGCAAAACGCGCGTTGCCACGGATGCCCTGAAAAGCCTCCCGCTCTGCCGGGGTCACCCTGCTCAATCTTCTCTGGTAATTTTTGCCGAGCGCGAGAGACTGCTTTAGCGCCGGGATCGCCGGAGCCCACGGTGCTGAGCTTGTCGAGCCTTCGGTCTGTGTCGTCTGTTGCGGACCACCACCCATCACACCAGCTCCTTGTCTAAGATCACCCGTTCGACGCGGTAGTCTTTCAGCACTCTGCTCCAACCCTTGCGTCCAAACAATCGCATCTTCACGCAGCCCTGCTGTTTTGCCCATCGTTCGATCTCGTCAAGCAGACCGAGCCAGTGCTGAATCCCTCTGCCGCCACAAGCCTTGATCAGACACGTCGCGCAGTGCGGCAGGATGCCGGTCACCACCGCGCACTCACAACCGCGATCATCCGACCACACCAACCACAACTGACTGTTGCCAGTGAAACATTCATCGAGCAGCATCTCGGCGGTGTACTCGCACGCCGTGTGATTGCAGGCGTCGTTGAGATAGGTGTGCGCGAGATGCCAAAAGTTCGGCACGGCTCGCGCCGGGATCTGGAAAATTTCAGAGCTTGGTGTCGCCTTCAGCATCGATGCAGCTCCATGTGGTGCTTGCGGCAAAGCCAACGCACGTCGAGCGGCCTCGAGTAATCGTCATGGTGTTTTTGCGCTGGCGCACCGCACTGTTCACATGGCTGCGGCACGATCTTACCGCGTCGTTGGTAGACCCGAGCCATCGATCTGGCGTTACCCTTAGCGCGCTCCTCTGGCGATAGCTCAGAGTAGGCTGGCCGATTCTCTCGCATGTAGGCGGCATGACAGGCACGGCAGTATCGTTGGCCTTGACGATCCTGCGGTCCACCACACCTGCTGCATTGTTTCACGTGCGCCTTAAGCATCGAGCCCATATCCTTCCACCAAGATCATGCCGGGAGCACCAGCGCCGCCGTTGAGGTTGGTTGTGTTCTGATGCCCGGGACCGCCGCCGCCCGAGCCGTAACCTTGCCCTGTGGTGCCTGCCGCGCCACCAGCCGCACAACTTCGGTTTGGACACTGGCCAAATAGTGTTGCGCCGCCGACCGAATGACAACCAGCGGCGGATGCGAAATTGTACGCCCCACACACCGGCTCGATCCTGATGCCGCCGCTCCCGGTCGGTGTCGTGCCGGACCCACCGGCGGTGCCGCCGTTGGTCTGTATGCCATTGGTGCCGCCCTTGCAGACCATGATGTTTGCTGGCGTGGCTGGAAGAATGGCGACCGTCGTCGTCTGCCAGTTCACGGCGGCACTATAAACGACGGTGAACTCGGTCGGGTTGAGGACCGTGGCGTTGCTGTTGTGCGCGGCCACGCGCACGCCAATGCCGCTCGGCGGGCCATAGGCGGTTTCAAAGCCGGACGGCTGCCCGGTGAGGACAACGCCGTTATTGCTGACATAGGCCGACGCCAGCCAGAGCGTCGATTTCGAGCCCCATGACGGCGTCAGCGCAGGTGGGTTGGGTTTCTTGCTGGCCCCTCCAGCAGCACCCTCGCCGACCGTCGCCATTTGCGGGGCCGTCGCCGGATCGTGACCCGTGATCCGCATCGCCACGCAAGCCCAGGTCGCCGGGATGTTCATCGTGATCGAAACCGACGCGCCTTCGCTGCCGCTGGCAATCTTCCAGAAGATGGCGTTGCGCGTTCCCGACCCGACGGCGGCGCTTTGCAGCAACGTCCAGCCTGCCGGGGTGGTGATGGTCGGATTGGTGCTGCCAGTGACGTTGAGGTGCAGCAGCAGCATATTGCCAGCGACGATCCCCGGCGGCAGGCTGACCGGCACCGGATTGGCTGGCGTGTCTGTGGCATGGTCGGTGTAGGCGATATCGGCAATGACGGGATAGGCCGCAGCCCCTGCGCCAAGCACGAGATCGGCTGCGGTGGTGCCGGGATTGGCGTTGACGCCGCCGGTGCCTTCCGCCCCAATGGTGTAGGGGATCACATCGAAGGGGCTGACATTGACGATGATCCTGCGGGTTTCGCCAGCGCCGCCGGGACCGCCGCAGCCGGGGCCGGTCGTGGTGCCGCAACCGCCAGCGCCGCCGCCTGCGGCCTGCCCCCAGATCACCAAGCGGTAGATGCCGTCGGGAACCGTGATGTTGCCCGATAGCGCCGTGAACGGCGTGACGCCTCCAGGCACCTCAAGCTCAATCACCTCCTTAGTGAGCCCGGCGCGGAACTCTTCGGTGCGCGGCAGCAACTCGATTGGAGATTTTTCATGGAAGGTAAAATCTTCCGCCAGCACCATCACGGTCGGCACCGCCGTGATGATCTGCTGGAACACCGGGCCGTTGCCGGTGAGCGGCGTCGGCGGGATCGGCAGCGGCGGGATCGGCGAGCCCGCCGGATAGGTGGCGTTCAGCAGATCCGCCAGCTCCTGCTCGGAGGCGATCTCGGATGTCTCGTAGCCTGCGGCGAGCCACGCCACGTAGGTCGCATCGGTGTCGGCGACATAGGCCACAGCGCCGCTCGACCAGCGCACATCCGGCGGCTGATCGCCCACCAGCCAGTAATTGTTCGACGGCGTGGCGTACATCTACAAATACTCCCCGCTCTTCACCGCGACACCGGCGGTATTGCCGGGCAGATATTTCTCGCCGGATTGTCCGCTGTCGATGGAGCTATTCTGTTCGGCCCGCCAGCGGCGACCGGTGACGCTGGCTTTGCCTGTGAACGTCAATCCGGTGCCGGTGAAGATCTGCCCAGACGCACGCGCCCAGGCGAACGCTGCCGTGAAACTGACGGCGGCGGAGATCATCACGGTCGGCCTCGCCGTGCTTTCCGCCTGCAAGTCGATCACCGCACCCGAGCCGTTAGAGTTGAGATGCGCGTTGGCACCGCCGCTGATGGTGTAACCGTTGCCCGACAGCAGCACGGTCGAGCCGCCCATCGAGGCGATGTGCGAGCCTGAACAGACACCGAAGCGCAGTTGGTTGAAGCGGAGCCGCGCATTCTTCGATTGCAGCGCATGACCCTTGGAGCTGCTCACGGTGAAGCCGTCCAGCGACCACACCGTCTTGATGCCGGTGGCGCTGATCGCGTTTCCGGTCGAACTCGAAATCGTGTAGCTCGACGCCGACGGCGTCCCGGTCAGCGACGCCTCGCCCATGATGGTCAGGGATGCGGGCGCACCATCGACCTCCTTGAGAACCACGGACCCGGCGTAAGTCCCTGGTTTCAAGGCGATAATTACCGTCCATCCGGTGAGGTCGCCAGCATCGGCCATACGGTCCACCGCCGCCTGCACGGTCAGCAGCGCCTCGGCAGTATCATCGGTGTCGTTACCGGTGGTCGAGACCCACAGCACCACCGTCGTCGCCGCGTCGGTCCAGGTGCCGCTCGGGCCGTTCCGCTCCCACACCCGCGTCGCTTGCGTGTCGAGGTAGATGTAGCCGTCGGCGGCGGCATCGTGCGCAGGCCTGCCTGCGGTGTTGCCCGCATCATCCTGGCTGAACACCAAGGCGAGGGTGTCGTCGTCGGCAGCTTGCGTGATGGCCCACGCCTTCTTGGTCTGCGTGGCACCAGCCGCCTGCGCCGTCCGAAAATTGAAGCTGACATCCGGCGTGGTCAGGCACTGATAGCGCGTCTTGTCGCCGGTCATCACGAAATACATCCCCGCCTTCAGATTGGCGAGCGTGGTCGCGTCACCCACGGCGATGTCGGTGCCGACCGTCATGGTGACGTTGCCTGCATCGGCAAAGCTCGGGACGGTGATGGTGCCAAATTCGCTCGGCGTCATTTCGGTCCCTGCCCCATCACGTTGACTGTCAGTGGGCTCGGCGTGATCGGCCCGGTGAAGCTCGATACCAGCACCACATTGTAGGTCCCGTTCGGCACCCGTGTAAGCGCGCCGATAATGGCGAGATCGAACGGCGTCGTCTTGCCGTTCGCCGGGATCTTCGCCGTGGCTTTGCCAAACGATAGATAGTTCGGTCCATTTTTGAGCAGAAGGTCGAAGGTCCACACCTGGGCTCTGCCACGCTTTTTCTTTTTCACCTTGCCGCCGCCGCTGATGATGGCGTTGACCCACACGATCTTGGTGACGGCAATGTCCACCGTGATCGCGCCGGAAAGGATCGTGTACTCGTTGGTGCCGGGGGTTGCCGTGACCGGAGTTGGAATCTGCGTGTAGAACACCGGCACCGCCGTGCCGCCGCCTGCCGACATGCTCTCGATCTTGTCGTAGACATCGTTCTTGGTCGGCACCGAGTCGTCGCCGTTCCAGCCAGGACCGTAGACCTCAGGATCGACAAACACGACATCGGCGCTGACGCTCTGCGCATCGATATGCGGCGCATAGAGTGTGTCGGTGGTGGGGTCGTAGCGGAAATCGGCATCAGTGACGAGATCGCCGCCGGTGTCGTAGATCGGGATGCCGCCGGGCGGTGCGGTGCCGGAGCTGGCATCTGGCGTCCGCCACTTGCCGTCGCCGAATAGCGCCTTGTTCTCATCACCAGCCTTCGGCTGCGGCACCAAGCCATCGGAGCCATCACGATCGGCAGCTGCTCCCCGAAACTCAACGAGGGTGTTGATCCACCGCTCGATCATCTTCAGGCCGTTATCGACCCAGGTGCTGCGATAACTCGCCGGGCCGAGCGGACCAAGGAAGATGCGCTTCATCTCATACCTTGCCCGTGTTCACCAGCAGCGGCTCGACGCCGATGTGATAGCTCCACTGCACGCCAGCCGGGATCACGTTGGTAAAGCGAGCCATGCGCGTGTCGATGCGGTGCGGACAGAAGCCGACGCGATTGAGCGATGACGGCGCCGTCGTGCGCGTGGCGTCCTCCAGTCGCGCGCGATGCGTGATCAGGGATTTCACGTCGGGGCTATCGGTGCAGGGCCGCACTTGGCTGACGAAATACCGCTGATCGAAGGCCTGCTCGGGCGAGGCCATGGTTGCCTCGATGTTGGGACCGCTCAAAAACGCCAGCTTGTGATCTGCGTCGAACAGCGACAGCAGCGCGCCCGGGATCGAGGCGAAGCTGTCGAGCGAAATGCCCATGGTGTCGATATTGGTGAAGCCGAGATTGCTTAGACCGCCTTGGCCGCTGATTGGGCTTGGATCGAGCGTCACGCCGGGTTGGCTCATCATGGCGGCGTGCTCGCCCTGATAGGCATTGATATAGGTCGGGCGCTCCAGCACCCAGTCGTAGAGGATGGCGCGGTTGAACTTGCCCGTGATGCCGTTCACCGATTTGTAGAAGAACCAGACCCGGCTCGTGTTCGGCTCATTGACGCCCTGCATCAGACGCGGTTCGCCGTTGTCCCAATCGGCCTCGAAAAATCGCTGATAGCGTTCCTTGGAGATGTTCACCGGCGGGGCGCCGCCCATGATCATCATGAAGCCTGCGGTGCCGAGATAGAAGATTCTCGAGCCCGCGCTGACCACGCTGTAGGGCGCCTTCAGACCCTCGCCCTCGGCGATGCGATCGAACTGGAACACGCGCTCGTCGCCCGGCAGCCAGGTCATGCGGCGGATCGCGGCCTCTTGGAACACCACGCCAAACTCGCCACCGGCGACGCCGAGCACCGCGCCGCCGTCGGGGAATTGCTGGAAATCGGCGCCGTTAACCGCCAAGTCCCATTCGGTGATGTCGTCGCGCGCCGACCAGCGGATCGAATGCGGATCGTTGTTGAGGCCGGACAGCACCAGCTGGCTCTGCACCACGGTGCAGTAAGCGGCCTGCGGCGGGCTTCCGGCGATATCCAAGAAGGTGATGCCCGACCCGAGCTGGAATTGCTGCGGCGGGACGTTGCGCTGGCAGGCGACGACGTGGTCATTGAACTGCGTGAAGGTCCAGTTGTCGTTGACCGGCAGCGCAACATAGGCGGCGCCGCCTTTGGACACGTCAGCCCAGCTCCGGTCGGTATTGTCCATCCGGTAGAGGCGATCGACCGTCCCGGCAAACATGGCAATGCCGCCGTTCTGATCGACGGCGAGGAAGCTGCCTCGGCATCCGGCAGGCAGCGCCTGGGAAAATGGCTGCTGGGATTTCAGGGGGCCGTAGCCGTCGGCGCGCGGCGCCACGTTGGTGATCAGGCGCGAGGTCTCAGCCTGATAGTCGCTCAGGTCCGGTCGCCACTCTCCAAACGGCAAGACGGTCATGGTCCCTCACGGAGTTGGTCCGGCGTTCCGAATTGCTGCCGGTCCCTTGGTTTTCTCCGAGAGCAGCATGGCGCGCTCGAGGATCTGATCGGCGGCTGACAGCCAGACCTGGAACTGCTCGTTGTTCTGCACCAGCGTGTTCACCCAGGCGAGCGTGCCTGCGAGGTAAAGGTCGGGATATTCCAACAGCAGCCAGTTGGTGTCGTCCGGCGCCAGAAGAGGAATCGGCTTGGCGTAGTAATTAAATTCCAGCTCACCGGCATCGACCGGGCGGAAATTGAGCCACCGCCCTTCGATGGTGAACTCTAAGGGAATGCCCGCAGCAAGCGTCGGGTAGTGCCGCGTCAGGATCGACGGCACGACAAACTCAAGATCGCGCTCCGGCTCGCCGAGCCATGTCAGCCGCCGCCACGCCAGATAATTATCCGGCATCGTGATGGAGCCATCGGTCGGCCTGAGCGTGATCACGTTCTCCATCTGCCGCACGCGCAGGCGCCGGTTGAAATAGGTCTCGGCCAGCTGCACGCAGTCCTGCACGTCCGGCGTGATGTCGTCGCGGGCCATCCATTTGATCACGGCGGCTTGCAGTGACTGATTGTCGGTGATCGGCATCTAGTTCGCCCTCAGCCACTTGTAGTCTGGATCGCGCAGCTTCTTGAAGATGATCTGGTCGAACTCCTGGTCGGCAAACTTGAGCCCGATATTGCCGCGCGCCCACTCCTCATTCAGCCACATCAGAATAAAGATCGGCGGGATCTGCGCGGTGAGCCGCCACGGGCCGACTTGCTTCTCACCGTTCTGCATCCGCTTGTTGGCATCGATCACCGCCTCGCAGTCTTGCTCCTGCGTGATGGCGAGCAGCGTCCTGCCGTTGTCGTCTACATGGTAAGTGGTCGTGATGTCGTTCTCGGTGTGAACGAACTTCGGCATCACGACATCTCGGTCATCGTCAAAATGCCAGCTCCGGCTGGCGAGATCGCCGACAGCTTCACCGCACCGGCGCCGACGTTGAAATATTCCGGCACGTTGACGGCGATCTGCATGTCGGTCGCCACTGCCGCCGAGCCACCCGACGAGAAGCGGATGAAACACGGAAAGCCGGTCACCATGACGCGAACGATGCTGACACCGGAGGATGTGGCGTTGGTCATCGTTCCCGAAGTGGCTGACGTGGCAAGTGACTGGCTTGCGCCAGGGCGCATGGCGATCATCTTAGCCTCCACGGATATGCGCGACGAAATTGCCCACGCCGCCGCCGGTGCCGCCTGCGCTGGAGAATTTCAGGCTCTCGTAAGCCTCGACGCTGCAAGCAGCCTCGCTGCCGGTCAGCACCATGCCGTATTGCGAGCCGGGGCCCGAGCCGGTGACCGGGATGGTGATGGTGCCGATGGGAGTGACGCCAGCAGGATTGACCTTCGACACGGTGACGACGATTGGCGCGCCGGTGACCGCTGCGCTGATACCGCAGCCGCCGCCAATGACACGGCCCTTGTACGGCACCGGCACGTAGATATCGCCCGCTGAGGCGATAGCTGCCATCGAGCCGCCGACGTGATTGACCTGCAAATTATGATTTTCAGATAAGGGCATGTGAGACCTCTTAGGTCGAACGTCTGGTTACGACAAAACCGTGAGCCCGAAGGGCGAACGTCTTGGCTAGGGACGCAAGACGCTCGACCCTTCGGGTCTCGCGGCTTACGACGTGGTGCAGTCAGCGATCAGGCCGGACGACTTTTCGTTGCGGGCCTCGAGGCTGTACTCCGACAGGATGAAGAAGGCGTCGCTGTCGCCAGTGACCGCCAAGTCCTCGGAGACCATGCGCCGACCGGGGAGGTAGCTCACCGCCCACATGTCGGTCTGCAACACCCACACGTCCTGCGGACGCTGGAAGCGGTTCGGCACGACTTTCTGCAAGCCGAAATCGCCTTCATAGGTGTTGACGGCGTTGACGATCTTCTTCGCCTTGGTCTCTTCCATCGGCTGACCGCGACCGGTGAAGGTGGACATCTGCATCTTATTGAAGCCGCCGAGCATGATCATGTTCGGCTCACCACCGTTGGTCCAGCATTTGGACAGCACGTCCTTCAGCAGCGGCTCGGTATATTGCCGGGCCGTACCGTCGGTGCGGGTGCCGGTGCCGTCGGCAGCTGCCGGATCGGTGCCGGTCTTGTTGGTGTTGGTTTTGACCCACGACAACAGGCTTGCCAGCTTCCTCGGCGTCGCTGCGTCGGTGCCTGCCGCCTTGGCTTGGTTCGCACCAGTCAAGATGGACTCCATGTCGCGCTTCAGTTCCTTGCCCTTCAGCACTTTCTGGTAGTCAAGCTCGTCCTCGCGGCCTGCGCTATCGACGGACCGCTGCGTGCCGGACACGCGGCCTGCCTTGCGGCTGATCTGGCAGTAATTGCCAAGCCGCACGGTCGGCGTATGCACGGTCGCCGTGGCGTCGTCGCCTTCGAGCTGCGCGTTGTTGAGATCGGGCGAAGCCAGAGCCTGGGTCTGCCACTCGTGCAGCACCGCTTTTTGGCCGACGCGATCGATATTGGTGATGAACGGCGTTTCAGTCGGATCGATGTTATAGATCACATCGGTCAGGTCCTCACGATTACCCTTGGTGGAGTAAATCGTCTGGGTTGCTGCTGGGACAGTCATCGTGGTTTCTCCTAGCGGGCACGGCCAGCTCTCGCGGCTCGTTGCGCTCGCAATAATGCGACACCGTCTTTCACGTCGCCGGTGGCGCTGAGTTTCTGTTTTGCGGTTTGAAGGGCTTGCACTCCCCGGTTACCCGAGAAGGCGACTCCAGGCTTCTGGACTGCTGGAAGGTCTCTGGCTTTGGCAGCTTCGACTTGGCCTTTGGACGCTCGGAACTTGATCGCATCGTGGAACAGGGCCTGCACCCTGTGGTCGCGCATGCTGAGTGATGCTTGACCGTTCCACAGCGCGTTGATCTCGTGCGGCGAGAAGCCGACATCGGTCAGCGTCTTGGCGCCCGTTTCGTGGACGATTTTCGCCTTGGCCGGGTCCCGCATGTCGGGATTGAGGTCGGCGAATTTCTGATCCTCTTGTGTCGACCAACGCGCCCAGTTGTGCCCGTATTCCTGCATCTGACGTTGCTGCGCTTGTTGCAGCTGCGCCTGCACGATGCCGAGCTTTTTAACGTGAGCGTCGTATTCGATGTACCTCGCCCAATCTTCTTTCGCCAGCTTCTCGACATCATCGAAACTCTGGATATCGGCGAACTGGTCGTTGTTGGCCAGCTGCCGATAAAGATCGGGCAAGGCGGCTTCGTATTGCTGCCTCACCTGTTCCAGCTGCATCCTCTCCTGCCCCACGATCTGTTCGACGTGTTGCCGGATTTGAGCAGCCTCATTCTGAGCCTTACGCACCGTCTGGCTGGCGGTCCTGTCCTGCTCGAGCAAATAGCTCTGAAGCTCAGGGTCGAGGTTCGCCCACTTTTCGCGTGCTTCTGCGCTCCAAGACCTCGGAGGTTCGCGTAGCTGAGGCTCTTCGCCTTCAGGGGCTTGCTCGTCAGTCTCACCGGTAGCCGGAGGGACTTCCTCCGGGGCGGTGCCGCTCTCGTCCTCATCGGGCGAGGCGATTTCGTCCGCGCTGCCATCGTCAGGCGCTGCGGGTTGTTGTGGGGTAGACGTTCGGCCTTCGGCCTCACCCTTCGGCTTCCTCAGGCCGCGCATCATGCGGCCAATTTCGGACGGGGTCATCTCGCCGAGTTTGACCGGCTCAGCAGGTCCTCGGACCTGGGCTGGCATGCCTTCGCCGGTCGGCATCGGGCTCTGCGACGGCGAGGGCTCTGTGGGCGCGGGAGATGGGCCGGAATCGGTCCCTTCAGCAGCGAACGGAATATTTGCTCTAAGCAGCCACATCTTCACCTGCCTTGGCTGCGTTCTTTTGGTTGATTTCGTCGAGATATTTCCGCTCGATGGCGGCGTCGCTGACCCAGATCGCCAGCTTCTTGCGCACCGCCTTGATCGCCTGCTTGGCGCGGTAGCATTCCTCGCGCAGCTGGATCTCATCCGGCTTGGAGGTGTCGGCGCGTTCGTCGGCATCGGCGAGCAGCGCGTCGAAAGCCTCGTTCAGCACCGGGTCATCGAGCAGCGCCTGGGCGCGCTGGCCTCGGTTGATCCTGGCTTGCGATTTATCTTCCATCTACCCCTCAGACGTAGCCCAACCCGGCGAGCAGCGAAGCGAGATTTCCGGCATTGGTGAGCCCGCCGCTGAAATCGGACGCTACACCCCCGGGCATATTCGGATCAACCGGCAACCCCGTCACCGGATCGACCGGACCAGGCGCCGCCGCCGGTGTGTTCGCTGCGGTGTGCTGGCCCATCCAACGCTTGTAGTCTTGCAGGCGGCCCATCCGGTTTTGCAGCAGGCCCATCGCTTCGGGGTTACGGGTGCCTTGACGGATGTCGCCTTGTACGCCGCGCATCAAGCCTTGCAGATTGCCGACCCGGCTCTGGAGTTGCGCCATCTTCTCGGGCGTGACCACGCCGGGATTGTCGCCGCGCCAGCCTTGCGGCTGACTGAGCCAATTGTTGCCGCCACCGCCATAGAGATTTTCGCGGCCCTGCCAGTGCGTGCCGCCGGAATGGCTGGCATCGAGGCGGGCAGGCATGGCCGGACCCTGCATGCTCATCGGGTTCGCCGGGCCTTGCGTGGCACGCGGCATCGGATTGTAGATGCCGCCGCCCGCCATCGGCGTGGTCGCCTGTGCGGAAGGCATCGCCGCTTGGTTCTGCTGGAAATTCTGCTGGCTCGGCATCATCGGCGTGGTGCGCGGGCCAGCCGGACCCCAAGGTCCCGCCATGTTGCCGCCCGCCATGCCGCCGGTGAGCGGACGCTGCTGCTTCATGCCGCCGCCGCCTGTGGGTGAGCTACCTCCCGCCATCGGATTTCCCCTTCGGTTTCGCTCGGGCCGCTGCGCGGCGCTCCTGGCTGCGCGCCTTCATGTCGGCTGCTCTAGCTTTAGCGTCCTGCTGCTTGATTGCCAAGTCGGCGGTGTGTTTTTGCTCCGTAAAATTCGTGTCGAGGATGTGCTTGTGGACCATGAGCTGCGCCTCGAGCCGCGCCTTGTCCATTTCGAGGTCGTGCTTCTGCTGCGCGATCTGCATCTGCGCCGCCGCCTTGGCCTGACCGACGGCGATGTCGGCTTCGGCTTGCAGCTTCTCGATCGCCGTCTTGTGCGCGGCCTCCATCTGCTTCACCTGCGCGGTCATCGCCACCTTCTGCTGCTCGACGGAGGCTTTCATCTGCGCCACAGCGGCGTCAGCCGCTGCTTTTTGTTGATCGGATTGCTGCTTGGCCTGAAGTGTGGCCTGGTCCGACTGCTGCTTGGCCTGCATCTTGGCCTGCTCGATCTGCAACTTGCCTTGGTTGGGATCGGGCGGCGCTGGCATCTGCGCATTGGGCTGCGGCTGCACGAAATATCGATCCACGTCCTTCTTGTCCAAGAGCCGCACCAGGTCGCGTGCCGAATTGTAGAAATTGATCGGATTGACCAGGCCCAATTGCCCGGCTGCGGCCTCGCGCTGGGCGTTGATCAAGACCAGCAGCTGCTGCATCTGCTCGGCCTTGCCGCCGTGACCCAAGCCGACATTGACGGTCATGTCGTTGCGGTCTTTCCAGGTGCGCGGATCGACCGTGACCCACTTGTTCCGCAACCTGAGCGTCATCTGCTGATCGCCGTTCTTGCGGATGGTATGGTGCAGCAGCCACATCATGTCGGCGATGCCGGTCTCGGCGAAGATCCTGGCGACGAGTTTCATTCTGGCCTGCGCCACATCGTAGAACTGCATCGCGGCGGTGGCGGTCTGGTTGTTGAGCGCGTCGGCGTCGAGGCCTTGCCCCTGGCGGGTGACGCCAGTGCGCCACTCTCGCGTCGAGTCCATGTACTGGAGCATGGGATAGATGCTGCCGGTGATATCAGGATGGACGAAAGGATTTAGCCCGCCGGGGGTTTTGGTCCGCACAATGCCTCCTGGCCGAGAAATCAGCAGGTCATCGAGCGTGTTCTCATTCGAGTTGCTCTCCGCGACCTCGACGCGCGGGTTTAGCGTCAGATAGATATTATCCAGCAAGCCACGGGTCAGCGCGGTCTTGATCTTCTGGATGTCCATGACGAGGTCGGCAGCCGAGCGCCCGCACAGCCGGTGCGTGACTATGTACGGCGTGATGCACGCGAACGGGATGACATCGACTTCTTCGATGTCTGGGACGCCTTGCTTGGTGAGGATTTTGCTTTCGTCACCCGCCGTGGTGACTTTGTAGAGGCAGGGCTTGCCGTCGCCCTTGTAGTCCATCCGCACATAGTGCTCACAGACCGAAACACGTCGCATAATCTTGTTGAGATCATCGGACGATCCTTGCTTGTCTGAGTCGTTGACGGTGTCCCTGGCCACGCTCTCGGATGACTGGCTGACGCCAGACTCTTTCGGCAGGTCCTCGAGCATCTGCCGGTCGTAGCCCTGCTCGGTAAGCTCGCCGATGGCCTTGCCGCCTTCCGGCTCGTGGTAACAATAGTCGGTCTCTTGGATTTGCATGCCGGTGCGCCGCGACCAACCAAACTCATTCGGCGGCACCGGCACCACCCGATGGCGCTTCTTGCTGATCTTGTTGGTGACCTCGACATCGAAGGCACCTTCGACCTCGTCGGATGGGCTCAAAGCCGTGATCTCGACCTGATCTTGTTGCAGCAGCACCGCCATCACGTCCTCGGTGACGTTGTGATAGGTCTCCTTCTCGTCGCGGGTCTCTTCCTCGGTCCACACCTTG